TAGGGGTTCGACTATGAGCCCTACACAGTGCCCTACACAATACACAGGAACTACAGGCCGGACTTTGTACACGCCCCCAGTGACACGCTGGTTGAGTGTAAAGGGTTCTTCAGGGAAGGTGACACTAAGAAATACACCAGTATCAGAGACAGTCTTGAGGACTACCAGAGACTCGTGTTTGTTCTTATGAACCCAAACAAAAAAGTAAGGAAAGGAGCTAAGATAACTATGTCTCAATGGTGTGAAAAACAAGGTCTTTCATGGTACACATTAGATACGCTACAGGAGTTGATGGATGATGTCTCTAACAATGGAGGAAATTAAGGAACGTCTGCTACGTGACTACGACCCTGAAGACTTTGTGGAAGCACTTGAGATAACTTCTGAAGAACTTCTGGACAGGTTTGAGGACAAGCTGATAAACAAGATAGAGGAGTTCGCAGAGGAGCTAGAGGATGAAGAGGAGGACGAAGATGAGTATTGACGCAGCGACTAAGGAGGACTGGGACGCTTTGGTCAACAAACCCCCTCACTACAACAGGGGCGGTATCGAGGCCATAGACTACATTAAGCAGCAACTGGGTGAGTCTATTATTGAGTACTGCGAGGGCAACGTAATAAAGTATTTACACAGGTGGCGCTACAAGAATGGTCTACAGGACCTGAAGAAAGCACAGTGGTACTTAAACAAGATGGTCGAAGAACAGGAGCTGTTAGAATGAAAGTAATTGAAGGAGGTTTCGACCAAAAGCAGAGAGCAGACGAACTCACTGTTCCTATGGTGTTTGACGCTATAGTCGCTAAGGAAGACTTGGAAAACTACGACGAGGCTTTTTGTATCATTAAATCAGAAGACTTTATAGTGGTGTCTACAAACATGGACACAGCTTCTCTTTACTTTCTTCTGGACCAACTAAAGATGTCACTAATAACTGCAGGGGAATACGAACTATAATGGACGCATATCAAGAATACATACACAAGAGTCGCTATGCCCGGTACTTGCCTGAAGAACAGCGCAGGGAGACATGGGAAGAAACTGTAAACCGTTACTTGGACTTCTGGGTCAGTAAGGAGAAGTTGTCCAAGAAGGAAGCTAAGGACCTCTTTGGTCCTATCCATGGTCTTGACGTAATGCCCAGCATGAGGGCACTGATGACTGCTGGTGAGGCTTTGGACAGAGACAATGTAGCTGGGTTTAACTGCTCCTATCTACCCATAGACCACCCTAAAGCCTTTGACGAGATGATGTACATACTCATGTGTGGCACAGGAGTTGGCTTCAGTGTCGAACGTCAGTACATTTCTAAGTTGCCTGAAGTAGCGGAGGAGCTACATGATACAGATACCGTTATACACGTCGCTGATAGCAAAGTTGGGTGGGCTAAAGGATATAGAGAACTTATCGCAATGTTGTTTACTGGTCAGGTTCCAAAGTGGGACGTCTCTGGAGTTAGACCTGCGGGGTCAGCCCTTAAGACTTTCGGAGGTCGAGCGTCTGGTCCAGAACCTCTTGTTGACCTGTTTCAATTCACCGTGGAAGTCTTTCGGGCCGCTGCTGGTCGAAGACTTAGCTCCATTGAGTGCCACGATCTATGCTGTAAGATTGCACAAATCGTCGTCGTCGGCGGAGTGCGAAGGTCTGCTCTCATCAGTCTCAGTAACCTCACTGACGATAGACTACGACGGTGCAAGTCAGGACAGTGGTGGGTAGATAATCCTCAGCGTGGCTTAGCTAACAACTCTGCCTGCTACACAGAGAAACCTGACTTTGAAGCTTTCTTGAACGAGTGGAAGTCTCTGTATGAATCACGGTCAGGCGAGAGAGGTGTCTTTAGTCGTGTCGCAAGTCAGCGTCAGGCTGAGAAGAATGGACGTAGGGACGCCAGCTTTGACTTTGGTACAAACCCCTGCTCAGAGATTATACTCAGGCCGTACCAGTTCTGTAACTTGTCTGAGGTGGTCGTGAGGGCTAATGACACACTGGAAAGCCTACGGCTCAAGGTTAGGTCTGCGGCTGTCCTAGGGACGCTACAGGCTACTCTGACTGACTTCAGGTACTTGCGTAAGATATGGAAGGACAACACGCAAGAAGAGGCGTTGCTAGGGGTGTCACTCACTGGCATCATGGACCATCCAGTTATGTCAGGGAGAAAGAGTCGTGAAGAACTACGGCATTGGCTCACGCAGCTTAAAGAGGAAGCTATTAAAACTAACCGTACTTGGGCTAAACGTCTTGGCATCAATGTTAGCACTGCCATTACTGCTGTTAAGCCTTCCGGTACTGTATCTCAGCTGGTGGATAGCGCGTCGGGCATCCATCCTCGATATGCGGAGCAATACATACGACGAGTAAGGGCAGACGCACGAGACCCCTTGTGTGCTGTCTTAGAGGCTGCAGGAGTCCCTGTGGAGGAAGATGTGACTTCTCCTACGACTAAGGTCTTCTCGTTCCCCATAAAGTCTCCTAAGCAGGCTGTAGTGGCGACTGACATGGGAGCTATGGAACAGTTGTGTCTGTGGGAGATGTATCAGGACTACTGGTGTGAACACAAGCCTTCCATGACTTGCTACTACAGGGACGATGAGTTCCTAGAGGTGGGGCAGTGGTTGTACAACAAGTTCGACAAGGTGAGTGGCATTAGTTTTCTACCTTACTCAGAACACACGTACCAGCAAGCACCTTATGAGCCTGTGGACTCAGAGACGTACCAGAGTCTAGTCAAGGAGTTTCCTAAGACTATACAATGGGACATCGTGGAGGAGTCAGACATGACCGAAGGGTCACAACAGTTGGCCTGTGTTGGCAACAGTTGCGAGATATAGAGTGAAACTGGGGTCTATTGGCCCCCTCATTCTCCCTGAGTCTGTCCCATTACAGCAGCAGAAGCAGCAGTAGTCAGCATACCTCGTTGTCTTTGTTGTTCCGCTTTTAGAACTGCTTCACTAGGCTGGAAGTCTACTATCTCGTCTACTACTTCCCCGTAAGTTCGTCCATCGCTTTTTCCTTTAGGATGCTCATACTGTATTCCCTCTTTAGCTCCTTTAAGGTCTCTAATCATAGGAGGAGTAACAGCGATTAGTCTGTTGGGTATCAGATGTTTCATAGCCCTCAACGTAGGAACAGCACCACCTGTTTTCTTCTGTATTTTACCAGCTATGCCCTCAAACAAATTATGTTCATCTGACATAACTCCTATCAGCTTACCGTCTGTTGTTACTTTGACTAAGTAGTTGATGCCGCCTTCTGTTATGGCAGAACCTGGACGAGAACCAGTTACCCAGACTCCTCCATCTGCTGCTTGCCCTTTAACAGAAAATTTTAGTTTTTCGGTTTTTAGGGCTTGTGCTTGAGCAGCAGCGGCGTTAAGTTTTGTGAACAGTTCATCAGGAGAAACGCTGTCCTTATCTTTAAAAATACGAGAGGCGCTACTAACGTAAGGAGCGTGTACTAAGACGTCCATGTGATGTCTTCCGGTGGTTGCTTTACCTGCTCCGGGGTTTTTTATAGCCAGTATAGGGCTTTCTGCGTCTTTATAAGAAACATCACCACCTCTTAATTTCATAGAGGGTTCTGTCCATACTGTACTGAAGTGGTCTTCGATAAAGTCTAAATCTTCATTGGACATTCTAACAGGCATTTTTTTCTTTTGACCCGCATCGTCAAGAGGGTAAGGCTTTAACTTGTTCGCTTTTATTGTGTCTGCGTAAGCTCCGGGATAATAATCTATTGTTTCTGCAACATCTGACCGCCTCATTATTTCGTCTAAAAGATCAGAGCCTCCTTGTCTGCCAGCTTGAGCCTGTATTCTTCCTAAATACTGACCCTGCGCTACTGCTCTTGGGTCTCCTGCTTCTAAACTCTGGCTTCCCGGCTTTTTCATTGCTTTTAGAAAAGGCAAATCATATATAGAAGACCTTAGTTTACTTCCTGCTCCTTCCCTAGCCTTTTTCATTATTTGTTGAGAAGAAGTCGTTATGCCTTGCTCTCTGTACTTTGCCCTAGAGACGGGAGAAGCCATGTCTCTGACAGTGCCCATTACTTGATCTGGAACCCAAGCAGCAACGGAAGCTGTCTTATTAGGCCCGTAATAGCCCGGAATTACGTTATTAGCAGAACTAAGCAACATTCCTCTACCGGAGTCTGCTCCAGTGAGTTCGTCCACACGTCTTCCTGCTTTTGCTGCGGTTGTCATTCCTCTTACAAAAGGAACAGACTCAGCTACAGACAAACCAGCAGACAAGTCTCTTGCTTGCTCTGGGTACTGCTGAGCTAACTCCATGGCGTACTGAGCCGGAGCAGTTCCCATTATTGCTTCTCCTACGTACTGCTCAACTTCGTCAGGAATTAAATAGTCAGTGGCCGCGCCTACGACGTTTCCAAGAGTAGCATCAACAGTGTTACCTGCGGTCCTTAAGCCGTACTGTAGAGGATTGATTTCTCCTCTAGCGTACATTTGGCTTTCTTGGTCTTGTCTGTCAACAGCAGTCCTGAAGTTTCTTTTTATGTCTTCTAGCATACCCATACTATTCCATCCCTTGTTTTGCTACTTCAGACAAATAACTAATCATTTCGTTTTTTTCTTCGTCTGTCATTGAGTAAAAAACATCAGCAACTAACAATTGTGACGCTACTGATGCTGCTTCCACTCCACCGACATTTTTACCATTTAAGGCAATCAGTCTATTTACGTATGCTGGATTAGTGACAATTTTAGCAAAAACATGAGGTATAAACAAAGCTGCTGCACCGCCAGCTAAAACAGGGGTAGCAGACACAAAACCCGCTGCTGCTGCTCCTCCCGCAGTTGCTGCTGAAGCAAGTTGACCAGCGATGCCTCGTATTCCTCCTGCTTCTGCACTACGTAACATCAGAACACCGAAGTCTCCTGAAGCTGAGTCAGAGGCTTCCAAGACAATGTTCATAACCTGTTTAAAACGAGGATAGTCTTTACCCAGCATGTACTGGTACTTTTTACTTTCCGCAGGTATTTCTAGCTTATTGGCTAAAGACTTTAGGTCAGTAATTAAAAACTTTTCGTTAAACACGGAAGAAATTCTTGAAGACAAGAAACCTCTTTTGAACAGC